ACCACCACCGAATCCTCCTCCTCCTGCTGCTGCGGATGATCCCGAAAATTCTGGTGAACAATCTGGTGAACAAGCACAACAACAAAACGGTGCAACTCCAGCGTCTTCTGGACCAGTAAATAAACAAGGGTGGGTTCACCCAACTGGTGGCATAGGACGAATTACCAGTGCTTATGGTGACACTAGTCGACCTCCTGGAGGTTCGAACCCGCATTTGGGTATGGATATTGGAAGGCAACTTTCTCCTGCAAAGGAGATTAATGGACAAGTTGTTTATGCTGTCTTAGACGGTGTAGTTCTCGAGGCAGGATGGCAATCATCAAATCACAAGTCGGGTGGCGGGGTTCGTGTGCTCATCCAGCATAAAGACAGAAATCTGACATCCTTTTATGGACATTTAAAGGAAGGTTCTTTAATGGTCAGTAAGAATGATAGAGTAAAGGCTGGACAACCAATTGGGCGTGTCAATAACTCTGGATCCTCTACAGCTGCCCACTTACATTTTCAGTTGCACAAAGGACTTAGTGGTGCTGGTCAAAAAATTGACCCACTTCCCTATTTGGCTCCATGGAAGGGGCGGTAATGACAGATAATTTCTTTTCAAATAATGATTCAAACTTCTATTGGTTCTTCGGATGTGTCGAGGATCGTGATGATCCGATGCGTATTGGTCGAGTAAAACTGCGAATTCTTGGTTATCATACTGATGATAAAGAGCAGTTACCAACCGAAGATCTTCCATGGGCGATGCCAATTATGCCAGCAAACAGTGCCAGTACTTCTGGAATTGGTTGGTCACCGAATGGTGTAGTAGAGGGCACTTGGTGTTGGGGGTTCTTTATGGATGGCGCAGAAGGACAGCAACCTGCATTTGTGGGAACAATTAACGGGATTCCTGCAAGTAACGGCAGTGGTGGTGGTAGTGGAGATGGATCTGGGAACTCACCTACCTCTGGCGGTAGTGATGGCAGTGGCAGTGGCATTAAAGTCGATCCCGCTGAATTAGAAAAATTAAGTAATTGTGATTGCACCCAATTAGCAAGATCCCAATTAGCAGGAGGTAATAAAGCAAATATGCAAGTAATCGTAAAAGCAGCGCAGGAAAAGGGGTATCCACCTAAAGCGATTGCAGGGTTGCTTGCTATTGCAGGAGTCGAATGTAACTTTATTCCTGTAAACGAGAAAACAGGATACACAGATGTATCCGTTTTGAAAAAAAATTTTAGTAATGTATTTAACCATCCAAATCCAGATGCATTTGCACGTGCTATAGTTGCTGCAGGAAGTGTCGCTGGTGGAAATGCTATTTACGGTGGGCGTTTTGGAAATGCAAAAACCATTCCTAATAAGGGCAGTTTGGTTTCCACCGATCCAAACCAAGATGGATACAAATATCGTGGAAGAGGATTTAACCAATTAACATTTAGGAGTGGTTATGCCGCTTTGGGAAAGGCAATTGGTATGGGAAATCAATTGGTAGCAAATCCTGATCTGGTAAATACTATGGAAGTTGCAGCAAAGGTTCTAACTGAATTTTATTTTACAAAAGGGGTGACGAAATCGCAATTAAAGGATGAGAACATTGGTGCAATATTGATTAAAGCGACAGGTAATGATATGAGAGGTGGTAAAGGTCCATCGAGTCATGAACAGAAATCTGCATTATATAAGTGCTTTATGGAAAACTATACTAAGAATGGGAAATTTTTCTAATGTTAGATATTCTGCGTGATCAAAAGTTATCTGGTATTCTGAATAATACTAAGATAAGCAAGGTTCTTCCTGAAACTGATATCAAGAAATTGATGGCATCCATTGCACAAGATAGTGGCGGTGGTTCACATTCTACAATTTCAGATACTGGTAAACTTGGCGCATACGCGATGAATCTGGAGGCACTACAAGCAGTTGGTGCTGTTGCCCCTAATGCTGTAGAAAAAACATTAGAGAATATCAAAAAAAATAATCCTAGTATTTCAACCCTAATAAAGAAAGCTTGGATTAGATCACAAGCAGCAGATAAAGATAAAAAGTTTGGTCTTGGTGGATTGATTGGTAAAAACCTCGGTAAAAACTTTGCACTTACTGCTCTTAAAAAATTAGGACTCCCCATTCCAGCAAAAATTGGCAATGTTGGTAATAATCTAAACTTCGCTGCTCTCGCCGATCCAAAAATTTGGACTGCAAAACCTGGTAGCGCAGCAGAAACTGCTCTCAAAATTGTGAATGCGGCAAACGGATCTACTAAGTCCGCAACCTCTACCATCAAAGACGTTCTTTCCAAACAAGTTCCTAGTCTTACTACTAAGCTCGCCGTAGTAGGAACACCCAAGGCATCCGATGAAGTAGTAAGTACTACCAATAAAATGGTTAAGACCATAACAAAGACACTTACTTCGTCTGCCTTAAAATCTGCTACTGAATTAATTACCAAATCAACAAAACTTCCACCTGGAGTAAAAAAAGCCTTTGAGAAAGTTTCCAAAGATATTGACAGAAAAACAGCTGCTACGAATGAAGCAATTGATGTTTCGTTTGATCCATTCAGAAAAGCACCTAACAATGAAAACATCAAAAAAGCAGTTTCTGCAATAATTTCTTTGGTTGATAACCACGAAAAAGAAGTTACCGAAACCATCGATGATGCTCACAACGAACAGAGTACTGCTCTTGGTGGCGGCGGCGGTGGATTCTTAAATGATCCATCTGCACAAAACAACGCAATGGTTTCTCTGCTTGATCGAAATCTTAAATCCCTTCTTTCTGCCAAGTCACTTTCATTAGACTCTCCTAAAGATGTTATTCTGGGAATGTTAGCAGTTGCTAATGGGCAGGGAATCGATACGGCGATTAAGTTTGCCAATGGATTGATCAAAACCAGTTCTAATGGAAAAACTTCAAAGGATTACTTTGGAGTTGGATTTTCAGCAAACAAATTATTCGACGACCTTTTAGGAATAAAACCTGGATCTCCTACAATCGCTGCGCCGAATCCTGCAGAATCGTTGCCAGCAAAACCAACTGTTGCCAATCAACCCACCAATGAAACACTACGAGATAATGATCCTAAAAAGGGATTCAACGATCCAAATAATGTTTATCCTAAAAAGGAATATCTTGAGGCAGGTAATGGGGACGTTAATGCACTTGCTGTTGGGAAAAATCCAGGAGAAACTAAAGCACTCCCACAGGAGCAAACGATCCACGGACAGCATGATGCACAAAGAACTACTTCGAAAACTATTGATGGTCGAACAGGCGAATCTATTTCTCAACCGAAATCCGCATTTGCTTCTCAGTATCCATACAACCATGCCTACCAGAGTGAATCTGGACACACAATGGAATTCGATGATACGCCAAATGCAGAACGTGTTTCTCTGAACCACAATTCAGGTACATTCCTAGAAATGCGTCCCGACGGACAAGTAAATAAAATTGTTGGTGACGGTTATACGATTATTGATCGCAATGGTGTTATTACAATTGAAGGTAAAGCAAATGTTCACGTTGGTGGCACCTGTAATATCTATGTAGCAAACAACTGTAATCTTACAGTTGGAGGCAATACAAATATTGACATGCACGGAAACGTTGATTGGAAGGTCGGCGGTAATATGACCCTTGCTGTCGAGGGAACTTTTGCAACTCGTGTCGATGGCGATTATTCGATGGACGTAAGTGGTGATATTGACGCAGCAACTTCTAAGTCATTTAGACTTGGTTCTGCAACAAGCGTTGACATCCTTTCAAATGGTAAAATCAATATCGATGCTGTCTCTGATATTAACATCAAGACCGACGCGAAGGCGAATGTTTACGGATCGAAAGAGACAAATATTAAATCAGGTGTTACGACTAATGTCCAATCAATTGCTGGAAATTTGAATCTCAAGGGCGGTGGTACAACAAGCGTTGATGGTTTGCTGGTCAATTTAAGGGCGGGAACTGCAGGTTCTGCGGTAACAGCATCAGATGGAACTCCTCCACAGATTGTAATCGTCGCAGATCCAGTTTCGCCGATGAATCCAAGCGAACCCGAATTCGTTGGTGGTGCTGGTGGTGTTTCTGCAGAAGAAGCAAGAGGTATGGATTATGATGGCGAGGATGGTGTTGCTGACCGAGATGCTGCTGGTATTGAAGATACACCTACTCCTGGTGAAGAAGGATCAAGTAATCTAGAAAGTGGAAGGGTTGCACCTACTGCGTGTAATGTTACCAAGACTGGAGTAAAACTTCCAGACATTAATATCTCAAATGGTGTTAACTATGGAATGAAGATCTCTGATAAGTTTACTCTGAAAGACGTTATGGTTAAGGGTAAACTTAGAGATTATGGTGGATTTAGTAAAAGAGACATGATCGCAAATATGCGCTGCTTGGCAGTAAACTGTTTGGATCCAATCAGAACCAAGTTCCCTGGAATGTATTTTACTTCAGGATTCCGCGATTATATTCCTGCTGGCGGTTCCAAGACATCACAACATATGCTTGGGCAAGCAGTTGATATGAAATTCAATGGTATGACTAAAGCACAGTATCACGATGTCATCATTCCGTGGATTGTCAAAAACGTTCCATACGATCAACTTCTTCTTGAGTATCTACCATCTGGCGGCCACTGGATTCATATCTCATTCAAAGAAAAGGGCAACAGATATCTGCACTTTACCATGTATAATCATAAACGTGTTTCGGCACCTGGAACTTTCAAAAAATACTAAAAAGGCATATAAATAAGTATTATGAAGACAGTCAGAATATACAAAGATTTAGATCTTTCCTTTACTCCACATCCTGGAACGGGTGACGTGGGGATGAAGTTTGACATCAATTCAGTTAAGCAATCGCTTAGAATATTGCTGTTAACTTCTAACGGAGAAAGACCATTCAACTATCTTCTTGGTTCTCCGATTTATAAGATGTTGTTTGAACCCATGGATCTTATTACTGCGAATATGTTAGAATCGCAAATAACACTTTTAATCAAACAGTTTGAACCCAGATGCAGACTTCAATCGGTCGAGGTATCTCCAAATTTTGATCTTAATCAATATGATATAACCATCAGATTCTATGTAGTTGGTACTCCTGGTCCAATTACCTATTCAACATTCTTAAAGAGAGCTCGCTAAATGGCAGAACTTAGAGTAACAGAACTTGATTTTATGGGAATCAAGCAAAACCTGAAAGAATATCTTGCTTCTCAGGATCAATTTTCAGACTATAATTTCGAGGGATCTGCTATGTCAGTTCTTCTCGATGTTCTTGCGTATAATACGCATTACAATGCTACACTTGCGCACCTTCTTGCGAATGAAATGTTTCTTGATAGTGCACTGAAGAGATCTTCTGTTGTGTCGATTGCAAAGTCAATGGGGTATTT